CACAGAATGGCGTTGGCGTAGTAGAGCCAGGCAATGCTGTTGGTTCAGTAATGGGACTTCCTGTTTACGTAGATCCATACATCTCAGGTACAGGCGACGATTCAATCATCATGGTAAACCGCGAAGCGTTTACATGGTACGAAGGTGCCGGTCCACTACAACTCCGTACTAACATTGTTGGTACAGGTCAGGTTGAAGTTGGTTACTACGGCTATGGCTCAGCAGTTACTTTGACTGCTGGCGGTGCGTTCACACTAAATCAGAACGCTTAATTAATCATGGGGGGGCGGTTGCTCCCGATCGCTCCCCCAGCAGTTTAGAGAGGATGAAATGCCAAGTATTATCACAGCATCAGAGTTGAGAACTGTACTTGGCGTTTCGTCTGCTCTTTATTCAGATGCTTACTTGAACGACATCATTGATACATCTGAGGCAGTTATCTTGCCTTTACTTACAACTTTTGCATCACCAGTTGCCAAGGTTTCGCTGACTGATAATGTCGCAACCTTTGAGACAGTAGGAATCCATGAGTTCACCGAAGGACAATCAGTTGTCATCGCAGGATGCGGGACTCCATTTAACGGCACTCGAACAGTCAATGCTGATGTCGATGCATACACATTTACAGCAGACATCACCAATGCCGATGTCCTGGAACGCAATGTCATCCCTAGCGGATCCGCAACACTTACAGGCGCTTCAACTTATGTTGGAGTCGCAGCGGTGGAATCAGCAATCATTGTAGTTTCAGTTGAAGTATTCCAATCTCGTACTGCTCCAGGCGGACAGATTGAAGGCGTAGATTTTACTCCTTCTCCTTATCGTATGGGACGCAGCTTGTTTAATCGTGTGGTCGGTCTTTTAGGACCATACATCGATGTTGAAACAATGGCTCAATAATGCCGAGCACTATTCTTTCAGCAGTTCGTACACCTCTTGCCACAGCATTATCTGGAGTTGCAGCAAACGTATTTAGTTACGTTCCTGAGTCGGTTCCAGTTCCTGCTGTTGTTGTCGTCCCGGATTCTCCTTACATGGAGTTTGACACAATCGGCAAGAGCACCTTTCGATGCAAATTGAATTACACTATTACCTGTTGCGTTGCGTATAACAGCAACCCAGCATCACTTGATAACATAGAACAACTCATCACAAGCGTTGTGGCGGTTATACCGGCTGGATACGATGTCCAGGTAGTTGATCGACCAACAGTTACTACAGTAGGCGCTAGTAATTTGCTAGTCGCGGACATACGCGTATCCACCTGGTATACGCAGACGGCATAAGGAGAAAACCCAATGGCAACAACAGTTATCACGGGTCGCGACCTAACTCTAACCATCGCTACTACAGCGTACGATGCTCAGACAACTAGCGTCACACTCGTAAACAGCCCAACGATCGATGTCTATCAGACAATCGATGGCAAGGCATACAAGCACACAGACGATCAATGGACTCTTAATGTTGAGTTACTTGCTGACTGGGGTGCAACATCATCACTATTCGAAGCAATGTGGAGCGCAGCTGATGCGAACCCAAACACAACACTTGCAGTTTCACTAACAGCAGTTACAGGCGCAGTCTTTGCTTGCAATGTTTTGCCAGTATTCCCAACAATCGGTGGAGCAGCTCCAGGCGCTCAGACTGACTCATGGGCATTAACAGTAGTTGGAACACCAGCAGACACATTCAGTTAAAATCTAACAACGGGAGCAAAGATGAAACTACCAATAACAATTACATACAACTCAGGCGACGCAGCAACTTATACTGCTCAGCCTCCTGAGTGGGCAAAGTGGGAGAAGGCAACTGGTAACACGATTTCTCAGGCTAATGACAAGATTGGCATTTGGGATTTGTTGTTTCTGGCTTACAATGCTTATAAGCGTGAAAACGCTGGAAAGCCTGTTAAGTCTTACGATGTCTGGTCTGAAACCGTTGCTGATGTAGCGGTCGGAGACGATAACCCAAAAGTCACCCAGCCGGAAGCGTAGGGCGAATCCTCGTATCTCTAGCGATAGAGACGGGGATCCCAATGCAGTACTGGGATACGGCAGAAGATGTTTTAACCGCGATTGAATTACTAAAGGAGAGATCAGATGGCAGATGACCTCCTTGGTGAGAGAAGTTTTATCGCGTATGAAAAGAAAGACTTACGAGCAATCACAAAGTCTTTTAAGGGAATGTCTGATGAAGCCATCGATGCAGCCAAGCGCGAGTCCTCAAACCTTGCACAATTTGCAGGCGACAGGATTCGTCAAGCTGCGGGATCTGCGCCTAACCCACAAGTGGCAAAGCGTATTGCAGATGGCGTAAGGATTTCCAAGTCATCAAAGATTGGCGAGTTGTCATTTGGTTTTGCTGCTCAGCGTTTTAGCGGTGGAGCAACGACTCAATGGAACCCAGGTACCGCAGGAGGTAACGGTCTTTTAGCCGGTGCTGAGTTTGGTGCTAAAAAGTACAAGCAATTCCCAGCACGATCTCCAAGATACGGCAAGCGAGGCAATGAAGGTTATTTCATTTATCCGACATTGCGTCAGATTCAGCCTCAACTTGTAGCGCAATGGGAAGAAGCATTTAGCAGGATTTTGAAGGAGTGGGATTAATGGCTGGTAGTAGAACTCTTAAACTCTCGATCCTTGCTGATGTAGATGATCTCAATAAGAAGTTAAAGTCTGCTAACACAGATGTAGAAACCTCTGCTGATAAGATTTCAAAGTGGGGCAAAGCAGCAGCAGCAGGATTCGCTCTTGCTGGCGCAGCTGCAATTAAATACGGTTTAGACTTTGCCAAAGCAGCTGCCGAAGATGCAGCAGCACAAGAGAAGTTAGATGCAACAATCAAGGCAACAACTTCTGCCACAGATGCTCAGGTTAAAGCAGTTGGCGATTGGATTACTAAAACCTCAGTAGCCATTGGCATTACTGACGATGCACTTCGTCCAGCCTTCTCCCGTTTAGTCCGTAGCACAAAAGACACAGAAGAAGCACAAAAGTTACTTAACCTTGCCATGGATCTTTCATCGGCAACTTCAAAGCCTCTTGAATCAGTAACAAACGCCTTGGCTAAGGCTTATGATGGCAATTACACTTCTCTGAATAGACTTGGTTTAGGCATCGATGAGAGCGCAATCAAGGCTAAAGACTTTGATGGCATTACCGCAGACCTTGCTGCAACTTTTGGAAACTTTGCTGAGAACGAAGCAGAGACTGCTGCTAAGAAGTTTGAGCGCATTAAGATCGCAACGGATGAGGCTAAAGAGTCCATTGGTGCTGCGCTCCTTCCAGTAGTTGAGCAGATTTCAGACTATTTACTAACAACCTTTATTCCTAATCTTGAATCCCTAATCAATGGTTTAACTGGTAATGGCAGTCTTGCCGAGGCTACTGCTGACTCAACTGATAAAGCCTACAAGTGGGGGCAACAGATTGGAAAGATTATCAAGACCGTCATTAACTTCAAAGACGAGTTAATTGCTGTTGCTGGTGTGATTGGTACCGTTTTTGTTGTATCTAAGATTACAGCTGCGGTAACTGCCACCATTGCTGTTATTCGCACTTTGATTACTGCTTACAATGCTTTGAAGGCATCTGCAATAGTTGCAGGCGTTGCAGCTGCTTTTGCTTTGAATCCTTTGCTTGGTGTGGGTGCGGTTGCTTTAGCAGCTGGAGTATTGGCAGGGGCTAATGCTTTGGCTAATCGTGGCAATGTAGATCTTGATGATGAAGCACCATCAACGGGATCCATTCCTTTTAAGTCAGGATTTGCTCCCAGCGCCGGCGGTACTTATGTGCCTCCAGTAGTTACGACAACAGGTGGATCAACGGGTAGTACACAAACAGGCGGTAACGGTGTTTCAACTGCTGTTCAAGTAGCAGCCTCAGCTGCTGCATCTACTGTTGCTGGTTCATTTAATGCTGGGTCTTTCCGCATGGCTGAGTCTGCATCAATGGCACCTGTTTACAACATCAATGTAACCGGAGCCTTGGACAAAGAAGGCGTAGCCCGTCAGATCGTAGAGATTATTAATGAGTCCTCTTACCGCGGTGGCGGTGGGGCTGGATCGGCTCTAATCGCATGAGTCAATGGACTCCTGAATGGCAAGTAACGATCAATGGTGGGGGCGACTACACAAACCTCACCCTTGCCAACATGACGATTACTTCTGGTCGTCAAGACATTTACTCTCAGCCTTACGCAGGTTATTGCAATGTTGAGATTATTAACCTTGACCAGTCACCTATTGTTATTGATGTCAATGACCAGATCAACATCAAGGTCAAGGATTCATCTGGCACCTTTGTAAACCTCTTTGGTGGCTATGTTACTGACATCGATGTAGAAGTCACACAAGCATCATCTACGGCTATTTCAGAGTCCATCAAGGTAGTTGCTTTGGGTGCTCTATCCAAACTCCCTAAAACCCTTACAGAGGGCGTTTTAAGCAAGGATTTTGACGGCAATCAGATTTACTCAATTCTTAGCGATGCTTTGTTTAATACTTGGAATGAAGTCCCGGCAGCAACAACCTGGGCAACTTACAATGCCACAACAACCTGGGCTAATGCTGAGAATTCTGGGCTTGGTCAAATTGATCAACCAGGTGACTATGAGTTAGCAGCTAGATCTGCTGAAACAACTGACATGTATAGCCTTGTAGCCTCACTTGCTACATCTGGACTTGGATACCTTTATGAGGATGCAGAAGGTCGCATTGGCTACGCTGACAGCACTAGACGTAATTCATACCTTGCAGCCAACGGTTATGTAGATTTAACTGGTAATCATGCTTTGGCTAGGGGTGTTCGTACATCTAAGCGCTCAGGCGATGTCCGTAACAACGTGACTATTACTTATAAAGCTAATGCTCAGGTATCAGCCTCAGATTCTGCATCTATTGCTAACTATGGACAACAGGCTTACGAGATTACAACTTCCCTTGAAAATGGAGTAGATGCCACGGCTCAGGCTAACTTCTATTTAGGACTACGTGCCTTCCCAGAGGCTCAGTTTAAGTCAATTACTTTTCCCATTAGCAATGGCGAAATTGACGATACTGATCGTGACTCACTTCTAAACGTGTTTATGGGGATGCCAGTAAACATTACTCAATTGCCAGCCAACATCACTAATGGTCAATTCCAAGGCTTTGTAGAGGGATGGACTTTTAGTGCTGGTTATAACTCGCTTTACTTGACTTTGACTGTTTCGCCTCTTGCTTACTCAATTCAATCCGTAAGATGGAACGGGGTTTCAGGAGCCGAGACATGGAACACTTTAAGCCCAACCCTAGAATGGATTGACGCTACAATAGTAGCCTGATAAAGGAGAAACATGGCAACGACAACTAATTACTCTTGGGAAACCCCAGATGATACCGACCTCGTTAAGGACGGCGCAGCTGCTATCCGCACGCTCGGCTCCTCTATCGATACAACAACCAAGGCACTTAACCCATCAACAACTCTTGGCGACATCGAGTATCGATCATCAACTGCTAACACAAACACTCGTTTACCAATCGGTACAACAGGTCAAGTTTTGGCTGTTGTCGGTGGAGTACCTGCCTGGGCAACTACATCAGATCAAACACCATTGACAACTAAAGGTGACATATTTACATTTACAACAGTAGATGCTCGTCTTGGTGTTGGAGCAAATGGCACTATTCTTACAGCTGATTCAGCGGAAGCGACTGGCTTAAAATGGGCAGCACCGGTTGCAAATGATGCAAATTGGTCGTTAATTAATGCTGGTGGCACTCTTTTAACTGGTGCCGATACTGTAACTGTTTCCGGTATTTCTGGAGCAAATCAGTTACTGGTAATGGTTGAAGGTGCTTCTACTACAACAGCTAATGGCTATATTGGTATTAGATTAAATACCAATACAGGAAACATTTATCGCGCAAATGGATCTATGATTGAAGTTGCTTCCGCTTACGCAGCTGGCAACTTTGATGTTAGTCAAGGACTTAATACTCAAATAATTATCGCCCGAATGGCGAATAATGCTGGATCTGTAGTTTCAGGCGGGGCTTTATTTAGTGGCTGCAACACTACTGGTTTTAAGTCTTTTGTTACCCAAGGTGGAGCAACAATTAGCACAAGCAATAACCAACGCATTTATTCACAAGTCGGCGTAGTCGAATTATCGGCTGCAATTACGAGTGTTTCTATTTTGTCAGCATCCAATCTTGATGCTGGCAGAGTTTATGTTTACAAAGCCTAAGGAGCAATTATGAAAATTATTGAAAAAGAGTTTAACGCGCTAACAGGCGAGGAAAGAATTACAGAACGCGATGCAACTCCTGCAGAATTAGCAGAACGCAAAGCATTTAATGATGAAGTGGTTTTGCAATCAACATTGCGCGCCGAAGCCGAAGCAGCAAAAGAGGCTGCACACGCAAAACTCGCAGCTCTTGGCTTGACAACGGATGACCTAAAGGCTCTTGGGCTTTAATGAAACCACGTTTGTCGAAGTCCGTTATCCAGTTAAGAGAGCAGGCAGACGATGCTTATCCAGATCGAAAGCGTCACTCGGACGGCACAATCGGAGATGCCAAGCATTCAACCCGAAAGAGCGATCATAATCCTGACCCTGATTCAGGGTATGTCCGCGCTATCGATCTCGATGCTGATTTCAACGAACAAGCCTCCACAGCTGCTTACATTGCCGACCAGATTCGAATTGCAGCCAAGTCAGATAAACGAATTGCTTATGTCATCTTTAATCACAAGATTGCAAGCGCTCGAAGCCTGTGGCGCTGGCGCAAGTACACCGGAGTTAACCCACATACCAAGCACATCCACATCAGTTTTACAAAGGCTGGCGATACGGATTCGAAGTTTTTTAACATCCCGTTACTAGGAGGAACAGATGAACCAAGACCTAAAGAAGATGCTAGCAAGTTGGGGACGAGCCTTCCTAACAGCTGCTCTTGCACTTGTCGCTGCCGGCGAGACTGATCTAAAGAACATCGCTTACGCTGGAGCATTGGCAACAATCCCACCTGTAATGCGTTGGTTGAATCCTAAAGATGAAGCCTATGGTCTACGGTGACCGCTAATGATTGGGCAGGGTTTGTCCTTGCCATTGCCTCGACGCTTACTATTGTTATTGGCGGTTTGCGTTATTTGGTTCGCGGTTGGTTGTGGACTCTTACGCCGAATGGTGGATCATCTCTCGCAGACCGATTGGCAAGAATAGAGACACGCCAAGAGCAGATCATGGAATTACTGAAAAAGTAAGGGACACTTATCCACATGGCAAGAAAACCAACTAAAGCGCTAGAGGATCAAGGCTACTCAAAACTCGATGCTTACTGCATCGGGCTACATGAGTATTACAAATCTTTGCGCAAAGCGGGTTTTGACGAGGGTTTAGCGTTGTTTATGATAACTGACGTTCAATCGTATCCAGGATGGATTCTGCCAGACCCAATCGATCCCGAGAAGTTTGGGGATTACGAGGACGACGACGAGGACTAATGACAGTAAAACGGATTGCTTGGATTTCAGATATTCAGGCACCATTCTTTCATGAAGCAGCAGTCAAGAATCTAGGCAAGTTTTTAAGGGCTTACAAGCCTCACCAAACCATCTGCATTGGTGACGAGATTGATCTACCTCAACTGGGAGGCTTTGCCCAACCATGGCAAGAGGTCGAGGGCAACATCGACGAGGATCGTAAACTTACTTTAGAGATTCTCGAATATCTTGGCGTTACCGATGTTGTTGGATCTAACCACGGCGCTCGCGTTTACAAATCTTTGTCTCGCAGATTACCGGCATTTATGAACCTGCCAGAGCTGCGTTACGATAAATTCATGGGCTACGATAAAGCCGGTATTAAGTACCATCCAAACGGATTTGACTTTGCTCCAGGTTGGCACACTTGCCACGGAGACGCTTTTCCACTATCAAACAAGCCCGGTCAAACCGCATTGAATGGTGCGATGCGCATGGGTAAATCAATCGTCTCGGGGCATACGCACAGGCTTGGTCTCAGTGCGCATTCAGAAGCCTCCAATGGGCGTTATGGACGTATTGTGTGGGGTGTAGAGGTTGGCAACCTTGTAGACCTTTCAAGCCCTGGAATGGGCTATACAAAGGGTTACGCTAATTGGCAGATGGGCTTTGTCGTAGGCACATTACACGGCAAGCGTTTCACACCTGAACTTATCCCAATCGATCCTAAAGATGGATCATTCATTTACCAGGGCAAGCGCTGGGGCTAAAGCGTTACCAAACCGTTATCAAATGCCGCGTGTTTTGGGTTGATTTAGTCATCCCAGCGTGAGACCGTAATCCTTGTCAGCAACCCTACAACTGACACGGGAGCAAAAATGAGCAACATGAAAGAACTAGCACAAACCATCGATAATGGTGGAATCTTGGGCAAAGCAGCTGAATACATTTATGATGGCTGGAAAGTCCTACCATTGAAGCCAAAGTCTAAAGATCCTCACTTTGACCTAATTAAACGCGCTTATCTTGATGCGTCTAATGAATGGGAAATGCTGAAGTTTTGGCACAAGATGGATTCAAACATGAATATTGGCATTGCTTGTCAGCCATCAGGTTTGGTTGTCTTTGATGTCGATTTCCGCAATGGTGGCGAGGTTATCGAGGAACTAACACCAACATTTACAGTTAAGACCGGCGATGGATTTCACTTCTACTACAAGGCTCCAGTTGAGACATTGTTTAGAGGATCATTGCAGGAAGGCATTGACATCAAGTGGAAGGGTTATGTAGCAGCTGCTCCATCTATCCATCCAAACGGCAAGACGTACGAGATTGTCAATCACATGGAACCACAAATCATCAACGAGGATCTACTAGAAATGGGAGCAAAGTAAATGGATCTACAAGTACCAGTAATCGTGTTATTACTATTGGCGAATGTCCTTTGGTTTATTGTTGGTTGGGGCAAGGGCTTTACTGAAGGCAAGCGAGAAGGCGTTTTAGTTGGCAAGAACTTTCAGCGTGTGAGTGAAAATGCGCGCTAATGACATCCTTAACGAAGCCCAAGACCTCATCGCAGACCGCGGTAAAGATTACGGCTTGGCAGCTCTCAATCACCTTCGAATTGCCAAACTCTGGTCAGCCTACCTTGAACGTAACATCGAGCCTCACGAAGTCGCAATCTGCATGGCACTTGTCAAAGTCTCACGCTTACAAGAGTCGCCAAACCACGCAGACAGTTACAAGG